CGCCTACCGCCGCCGCCACTTTTCCCACGGCCTTTGTGGAGGTTTTTAATGACGAAAGATCTTTTTCCGCCGACATACAGGCGTTTTTAAGGGAACTGTCTGCCTTGCCCCCAATTTTTAAGGCAAGTTCATAGGTTTTACTTTTGCCTGCCACGCCTGGCCACCTCCTCCATAAGACTGCTGACGCTTTCCGCGATCTCGTTCAGGTCGTCAATGGGCATTTCCATGAAATAGTCCATCCCGGTTTTCAGTTGCATGGACAGGGCCACGCAACCCTTTGTGATCACGGCGGGGGTTAGTTGTCCCCATCCCCGCCGTACAGAAAACCCGTTACAATATTTTTCAGTTTGATACCCTCGTGGGAGGGCAAACCACGGAAAAATTCCACCGGCATTTTTGCAACTCTCGCCGCCATGTGCAGGGAAAAGTCCATTGTCATTTCAGGCACCGGTGACACAATTCCCATCTTAGAAAGAATTTTCGACACGGCAGACAGATCCGCCGCCGTGGTGTCCTCCAGGCCGGTCAGATCCACCTCGGTGTACTGCCTGCCGTCGAACACATACGGCTTTCTTAATTTCAGCACCAGGGAAATTTCCTGATCCTCCTGGTCGTCTGTGTCGGTTCCCTCGGCGGTGTTGGCTGCCGTGGCCTCCATATCCTCCGCCGCGTCCATGATTTCCTCTTTTTTCTTGGTGTCCATATCAGCACATCTCCTTTACGGCGGCCAGAACGTCCACGCCGTTGATTTTGAAAACCTCGTTGAGTTTGTCCAGTTCCAGGACCGGGCTGCCGTCCAGTTCAATCAGGATATACAGCACGGTCAGCGTCACGGTGGTGTCCATGGGGTTGCCCGCCTTGACCTTTCCGGTGGAAAGTTTTGCAGAACGCCCCCGGACCACCACGCGGATCTGGCGAAATTCAATGTCTCCCGCGCTGTTGGTGGTCTGCTGTGCGCCCCGGATCTCCAGCTGTACGGCCTTGGTCATGTCCATCATGTCCACGGCCTCCGGGTCCAGGACACGGAACGGGATTTCAATTTCCTGGTTGGTGAAATAGCCCACGGTGGGATCGTCAATCTCTCCCAGGATGCCGGCACCGGTGACGGTTTCGCTGGATGCCTCGAAGTCTGGCAGGGTCATTTCGTCGCCCATGCCCAGCAGGCGGTTGCCCGCGTTGTACACGTTGTACTTGTTGATTTTGGTGGGGATTGTGTTCATGGTTTATTCGCCTCCCATAGCCGCCTGGAGGGCGGCCACGTCGTATTCGCGGATATTTTCGATAAACTCCGCAGGGATGTAGGGCGCCAGGTAGGTGTGGACGGTCAAATGGCCGGCCAGCAAATTGGTCACGGGGTTTTCGTCGCTCTTGAACTCCACGCGGTAGCCGGCGCAATAGTCACGGGCCACATAGCCGTTGCCCACAATGTTCTGGCTGTCAACGATGGACTGGATCAGCCGCTTGTTTCCCGGCTTGTCCACCTTTTGGAAATAGGTGCGAATGAAATTATTTCCGTCCCAGTCGAAGAACCGGCGCACCGCCAGCCAGCGATCTTTCGGATCCGTGGTGGAGGGATAGGCCGCCGTGTTGTTGCCCCACAGCTTGAACCCGTTGGCGTTGATGGCGGAAATAATACCGTTGGCATTCAGCGCGTCGTTGACCTGCTGCTGATCCAGCACCACCGGCGTACCGTCTTTCAGCACCGTGGCCGTGATTTTCAGATCCTTGTTGGACGGGCTTTCATAAGGCACGTCTGCATTGCTGGCGTCGTTGTAGGCGGTCAGCGCGGCAGCCAGGGCGGACATGTAATATTTCTTGTCTCCCACGGCCACCATGGGCCAGAACACCGCCGCATGGGGAGAACTGGCGCCCATGGTTTCCTTGGCGCTCTTGGCGTTGGTATAGACCGTGGCGCCGGTGCTGTCCGCTGCAATGTCCAGGTATGTGTCCGCGTCAAAAGAACCGTTGATTGCCTCTGTTTTGGCCTGGAGGGCAGCCGCCACCACGGCGTCCTGGCTCCAGCCGGGGGCCAGCAGGATTCCGGGCACCATTCCCAGCTTGGGGTAAATCTGGCGGACCAGTTCCAGGCCCGTTTCCTGCCCGGTGGTTGCATTTACGCCGCCCACAATGTCCTCACGGGTTACCCCGGCGGGGTTGATGCTGGTGCTTGCCACGTTCAGCGTGGCGGCCTCTTTGGCCGCGCTGGAGATCAGGGTGATCACCACGTTGCCGCTGTCGTCATGTGCGGCTGCGTAGTCGCTGCCGGCCACCAGGGTGGCGGTTCCGTTCTTGACCACCAGGGTGTTGAGCATGACATAAGCCTTGCTATAAAGAATTTCTCCCCCGGTGACCGTGCAATCCTCCGCCGCGTTCACAGTGATGTGGGCGGCCTTGGTGGGATCCAGCACATTGATCAGGATAATGGGGGCTACGTTGAACACCCGGAAACTGGCGTCCACGGACTGGCAAAGGGTGAATTTCTCGAAATCGTCAGAATAGCCCACCGCCTGCTGGCACTCCTTGAAGCTGTAACACAGCTTGATGGTGTTGGCTGCCGTGGTGGGGTCGCTGGCCAGGTGAATGGGCGCCACTCCGAAAATGACCTGCAACCCGGCGGACCCCTGCACCGGGGTGGTCAGGCTGGTGTCCTGTTCGGAGTTATACACGCCATGTTTGTATGCCATAGTAATTTACCTCCCGTTAATGATTTGCCTGTACCAGACGATACAGGCGGAAAATTTGGCCGGATCCGCCGCGCAGCATTTTCATGGCCTCCGGCAACTGCTCCAGAGGGATCACCAGGCCCTCCATGGCCGGGGTTCCCCGGATAGCCTCCGCCAGTGCGGTGGGGATCCCCTCGCGGTAGAAAGTGAACTGGTTGGCCACGCCTGGAATGGACGGGCCGACATAGACCACCGTGGCGGTCTGCTCTGCTTTTTTTGCTTTTGCCATTATGTTTCTGGCACCTCCTTGCAAACCGTTGGCGCCTCGAAGTTCAGCGACATGGCGGCGAAATAATAGGGGTGGGTGTCGTCGTCCGGTGTTACCCACTTGATCGGATACTGGAGGCAGTAGCGCCTCCCTACAATGCCGTTACTGGCATAGTGGTGGTAAATCTCATTGACGATGTGCAGGGCGTCCCGGTAACCCTGCCGGTTGGGGTCCCTATCATGGACGCATACCACCAGCACGATCTCCACCACATGGGGGCTGTTTTCGTCCTGGATATTCCCGCCCATTGTGCGGACGATCACATAAGGTTCCGGCGGGGCCTCGGTGTCCTGTGCTTCATCATCCCCTTGCCGGATCGGCGTGTCGTGGGTGTAGATATTCACCGCCCGCTCGACGCCTAGGGAATTGGTCAGGCGGTAGCTGCTGAAAAGGGTTTTCAGGTCTGCCTCCACCGCGTCCTGTAAAAATTCCTGTGTCATGGTTCCTCCTATTTGGCGGCCAGCACTTTGTCAATACGCTTTTGTATCTCCGCGTGGAGGGTGTCATAGGTCAGCTGTTCAGCCTGGGCCATAACTTCCTCATTTCCCAGCATGTGGGGCACGGCGGGGGAAAGCAGCTTTTTGACCTTGGTCATGTCTGCCTGTTCTCCGTAGCGGCTGGCGCGGGTTTCCCGCCCGCTGCTGTACTCTCCCGGTGGGTGACGCTGCACAATGGCCGTGTGGCCGCTTGCGAAAGTAGCCACAAAAGCCTTTAATTTCCCGGCCTGTAACAGCTTCATACCGCCGCTTTGCAGCACCTGGGCTGCCGCCGCTCCTGTTTCGCTGTTCGGCCTTGTCATAAAGGCCATAATGTCCTGCATGGGGCCTCTGGAACGGATCGTTGCGGTCATATCCGCCGCGCTGGCGGTATAGACTTTCGGGGCACCCTGGTCCTCTTTTTTCAGGATGCTTTTGTCTTTGAGCGCATACTGTCCGGCGGCGTCCTTTACAATCTGCTTGCGGACTTTGCGGGCCGTGGCGTTCAGGGCGTTTTTCAGAATGTTGGGCGCGGCAATTTGGTCCGGCAGTTTGTTCAGCTTGGCAATGATGGCCGCGATCTCCCCGTCGGTGTCAATCTCAATCATGCCTCTTTCGGCGCTCACGATCTCACCGCCTCCAGCGCAATGGCCAGGATCCCGGCCTCCTCGGTGGTGCCGGGGGCCACGCGGTACTCCCGCCCGTCCAGGTTGATGGTTGCGCCCAGGGCGGGGCGCGGGCCAAACTCCGCTTTTGCAACATAGATCATGCGGGTGGCCTTATACGTCCCGTTCTGATTTGCCCCCAGCAGCTTGAATTTGTCGCGGTCCTGCAATTCGTTTTCATCCACCAGGACGGCCATTTCCACGCTATTGACCTTGTGGGTGTCCGCAAATTCCAGGCGGTTCATAAACACATTGGAAACGTCCGCCGCGATACAGTCCTTAAAGCTGGGGGCGCCCATTACTGGGCACCCCCG